CCAATAAAGTTTAAAAAACATGAAATATCAACGGAATCATTAATCACTCCCATTGCACTGAAGTTGTCAGCGCCTTTTGGATCTGCCTGGTTGATGACTGCAAATGTTTTCAAATTTTCGTTCATCGAAAGAATTTCAGATAACATTGTTTTAACAAGGCCTAAAGTCCATATATCAAGGGATCTGGGCTTAAAAGGGATTAGGTATTTATCAGCTGCCATAAGAGCAGATCGCTGTGAAGTTGTATCTCTTCCGCCAACATCTATAATGATGTCATCGTAGTTTTCTTTTAGTTTTTGAAGTTGAGAATAGATAGATTTGCCTGTCAGGGTTATTGTAGTCCAGTTAGTCTCTATTTCTAGAGCTTCTCGTTGTCCAACCCAATCAAAGGAAGATTTCTGCTCGTCAGCATCAATGAGAAGTACCTTTTTTTCAAATCCATTTGCTCTCATAACAGTGAGATTTGTAGCTAAAGTAGTCTTACCTGACCCACCTTTGATTCCACCAATGACTAAAATCATGATTCTTCATTCCATCTATTTATTGTTTGATCAAATTCAGGATCTGTTATCTTTGCTTTTTCTATAATTTTTCTTATCTGTTTTCTATAATCATTCTTTGCTTCGGATATCTCATCTTCGACAGCCATGTGCAATTTAAGCATGAGGATTAATGAGTCGAAAAGCTCTTTTACAACAGGTTCAAAATCTTCAGAGTTTATATTTTTTGATATTAATACTCCTAATATGGCTACAGGACCTTTTATAACTTCTTTAAATATTTCATCCTTAGAAAAAGTACCATTATTTAATGTTTCAGTCATTGATTGGCAACATAAACCTAAAGCATGAACATAGCTTTCTTGAAGTTCTCTAAGTCCTTGCTTATCCATCTTTATCACCTATTAATGAAGATTTTGCTTTGATATGAATTGCGTAATCCAATTCCCATTGGCTATATTGTGATCTATGACCTCTTTTCTTATTCCACCAACGCTTTAAACAACATTCTTTAGGAGGCGGAGGAGGAATATCATGAATGGTATTTTTTTTATTCGCTATCGGTATCGTCATGGATTGCTTTCCTTATATGCTGATATGAATCTATCCATGTTTGAAAATGGCTTTTAGCATAATCTTTGAATTGTTTTTCATCACCTTCAAACATCTGATATGCCATTAGAACGGCAGCGGTATTAACATGGCTAAAAATTTCTACAATATCATCAGTATTGTAAAGAGAAGCTACATATTCAATGATATCGATCGTCTTCGGAGTCAAATCATGCATATACATCCTTAACTTGCTATGATATTTTCATTCGTTTCTTCGTATGAAAAACGTTTTAGATAGATATCTAGGTCCTCATCGTCTTCGATTTTGGTAACTTCAAAAAGATCTTTATATTGCGATCTCATTTGAAAAAAGGAATCAATTTGGCGATTGTCTTCATAAAACATAGTAGTACCATTTTTGTGTTTAATAGATACGCAAATGGTACGAATTTGATATGATTTTCGTCAATGTTTTTTTGGCATGTGCAATCTAGAGTATGCTCAAAGAATTTCTCACATTCACCACTCATATTAATGGGCGTGAGCATGGTAATTATTTAAGGATTGTCTCGGATGCCAGCGAGGTTTAAATCTGCTCTTGGAACTATTTGAGGACTTGTTTAACATCTTTATAACCACAAAACTCATAGATCCTGTAAGAATTAAGGCGTTTGTAACCATATATGGAGCTGCTAAAGAAGTTTTAACGCTACTTTGATATGCAACGCCATGGTTTAATGCAAAGGCATTAAGAGGTAAGCAAAGAATCACTGCCATTAGTAATTTTTTCATCAGGTGTTTCCTTTTCTTTGGGAGAATAGTATTCAGGTTTAAGAGAATGAAATTTAGCTAACTTTAATATCGCTTCAGGAAAGGGCATCTTTAAATCATTCAAATAATGATTTAGCAATGTTATTGATCCGCATTTTTCTTCTAATTTTTCTAAAAAGGATTTAGAAAATAGCTTCATGTTTGACTCCCTTGCATAGCTTGATTTAGAGCCGAGGGTTTGGTTTCTCTTTCTGATTGTCTAGAGCCTGATCCTTCTGCATCAGCTGTTGCTTTAGAATCTTCTTCCTCAAATCCTGCGATCTCTTTTTGCTTTAATTGAAGATCCAAAATAAAATTTGAAAGGTTCATAAGTCTTTCTTCAGGCATAGTTGAAAGCTCATGTAATGCTTTAGCATTATCTAGTGCAGCAGAAGCACGCTGATGAACTGCTTGGGAAGCTTCCTGTTTTGCTAAGGCTATCTTCTGAACTGATGTCGCCATCTTTTCTTGAGCAGAAGCAAAATCACTTTGAGCTTTAGCTTCAATAGATCTATTAAGGATTTCACCTTGCTGCATCTGCTGCATAGCTGCCATTTGCTGCATTTGTTGCGCTTGTTGAGCTTTCTGTTTTGCCATTTCCACAATCTTTTTCTTATCCTGTAAAGATGATACTTCCAAAAGATAGTCATCAGGGATAGCATCGGGAATGATCTGTTTAAGCTGTACTGCTTGTAAGAATTTGAGCTGTCTTTGCGTCGATGTCATTTCTGCTTCTTCAACCACGCAATTATACTTAGTAAATTCGTTATCAAAGAATAATTGTGAAGGCTCGTGTCCTAATATTTTCTTTACCTTTCCAGGAGAAAAGTTGTTGACAATCATATCGTCCCAAATCCCACTCAAAATCATTTGTGAGTTATTTAGACTGTCGAAAACATTTCTAAGACCAGTAAGGCCAGCCCCCATTTTCAATTTCATGAGAACACCTGACATTTCCTTTGCTCCCATATTTTGGGCAAAAAGCTCTTCAGGTCCTACGATATCCATAATTTCTTTTTCAATAGATTGAATGAGTTCCAACCAGCCTGAACCGACAGGCGGCGGAGCAAATTGCATTTGGTCTGTCTGTAAATTAGCTGTGTTTTTGAAATAAAGAACCTTTCCAGGTCCTTGGAAAAAGGCATCTTCAGGATTAACGAGAGCATCTTCTTTGACCATAAGTCCGGATTGAATCTGTGCATCCAATATATCAAGAAGGCGATTTCTTCTTCTGTTAAGTTCAATCTGACTATCTCTAATATTTCTTACAATACCTTGATAACGATAAGCATAGTTCTGTACTTCAGGATAATGATAGCAAGTGAAAGGAACGAACGGGAATTTATCTAAGCCATAAGGTGATACTTCTTCATAGACTACATGATTATTGATAAGAACGTGCAATTTTATCGTCGGAGCATATGCCTTAATCGTTTCAATATTAGGATTAAACCTACGAAGCATTTGTAATTGCTCTCTAGTACCTTTCCAAGGAACTACCTCTCCAGTGGATCTATCTATGAGCTTTCTTACAGTCTTATATTCACGAGTCCAATATTCATCGTAAGCATACATCTGTTGCTGATACTGATACCAGTTTTGTGCTAAGAATTGGAATTTACCATCTTTTGCTGCATATCCTTTACCCAAATAAGGAATTTCTTTCTCAATGGATGGAAAAATGCTTTTGATCTGCATTTCAGATAAGTACCGTCGTGACCATATCCAATCACAGTCCGATAAATCTTTCTTTGTCCAATATGGATCCATGATAAAAGAATTGAAAGGAAGGCGATCGCATTTAACTTCACCATTTTCCGGGTCTTCCCTAAAGTCCATCCATAAATTAAGAAGATTTAATCCACATGTATTAGATCCCATGAAGCCATCAGAAATCTTTTCATAGGCATTATCTTGTTTCATTGACCAGTTTAATACTGTAGTTCTTTGATCAGCAGATTCTTGAACATCGGGATCATTATCACCACCAGTCACAATACTTTGCAGGCGATTGTCGATCTGGTATCCGCTAATCATATTTTGGATACGAAGAATCTTATTGAACATCAACGTTTTCTGATTGCGGTAATTGACGTTGTAGAAGGTGTTCCAGTAGTCTTGCTGCCCGGTCATCATCTTGGTGTCTAA